CTGCGGCTGAAAAGTTAGACGCTTTAGATGTACCTGCGGAAGATAGATATGCAGCAGTTTCACCTGCGGCTTACTACAATCTGATTCAAGGTACTACTGTTATAAACAGAGATTGGGGCGGAAACGGTTCTTACTCAGAAGGTAAAGTTTTAAAAGTTGCAGGCATTAATATAATTATGTCTAACAACATACCTTCTACAAACGTAACTTCTGGCGTTGCTCAGGGTTCTTCTACAAATTTTGCAGGGGACTTCTCAACTACAGTTGGTTGTGTTTGGCAGAAAAATGCAGTTGGAACAGTGAAATTACTCGATTTGAGCACCGAGATGGACTACCAAATTCAGAGACAAGGAACTTTGATGGTAGCTAAATACGCTATGGGTCATGGTGTACTTAATCCAATTTGTGCAATTGAAATCAAAACTGCGTAATTAATTTACGCTTTTATTCATGGGGCGAGTTCATAAAACAGCTCGCCCTGTGCTAACAAAATTTAAATATGACAACAGTAAGTAGTAAATTAGAAAGCATCAATGTAATGATGACGGCGATAGGAGAAAGTCCTGTTAACACAATTACATCTTCAACTACAACAGACGTTTCTATTGCAATACAAATTTTAGATAATGTTTCAAGAGAAGTACAAAGTGTAGGTTGGCATTTTAATACAGATACTAATTATACACTTGCAAGAAATACAGCTAATCAAATTGAGTTACCTTCAAACTGTCTAAGAGTAGATACTTCTAATAGTGATGCTAACTTAGATTTAGTTGAAAGAGCAAGAAAACTTTGGGATAGAGAAAATCATACTTATGTTCTTACTAAGGATATGAAAGTAAATATAACTTGGTTGTTAGAATTTATTGAATTACCAGAAACAGCAAGAAGATATATTACAATTAGAGCAACAAGAATATTTCAAGATAGAATGTTAGCCTCTGAAACTTTACATAGATTTCATCAAGTTGATGAACTTCAAGCTTTATCTGCATTAAAAGAACATGAAGGAGATACTAGAGATCATAGTATTTTTGATAACTACAGTACATTTAGAGTTTTAGATAGAGATAATTATCAACCGATGAAATCAACAATTACTGATGAATAATGCCAGCCAGATTAATTTCCAATTCAATTCCAAATTTATTGAATGGGGTTTCTCAGCAACCAGATACAGTTAAACTACCTAATCAAGCTAGTGTTCAAGAAAATGGTTTATCAGATATTATTTCTGGTTTAGGTAAACGACCACCTACAGAACATATTGCAAAATTAAATACTGATACTTTAACAAATAGTAAAGTACATATTATTAATAGAGATAGTGCAGAACAATACGTTGTCTTAGTAAACAACCAAAGTATTAAAGTATACGACTTAGTAGGTAATGCTAAAACTGTTGTTGTGCCAGATGGAGTTTCTTACTTAACATCATCAGCACCACAAGATGATTTTAATTTAGTTACTGTTGCTGATTACACTTTTATTGTTAACAAAACAAAAGTTACAGCTAAGTCTGGATCTACTGCTACAGCCAGACCAGATGAAGCCATCTTTTATGTTAAAAATGGACAGTATAAAACTACTTACGAAATAATAATAGACGGATCATCAGTAGCTAGTTATCAAACTTTAGATAATTCTAGCTCTGGTAATTCTAGTTCTATTACAACAGATAACATAGCAACAGAATTATATAACGACTTAAACAGTAATTTAAGTGGCTACTCTGTAACAAGAGATGGCTCTATTATTCATGTATCAAAAACTTCTGGTACATTTACAGCTTCTGTATCAGACGGTATAGGTGGCGATGGTCTTATTATGGTTAAAGATAAGACTAACTCATTTGCCGACTTACCATATAAAGGTGTTACAGGTTTTGTAACAGAAATTGTAGGAGATGGTGGTACTGAGTATGATAATTATTTTGTTTATTGGGACGGTAATGCTTGGGTTGAAACTGTTAAAGACGGTTTAGACAACTCATTTGATGCCTCTACTATGCCTCATCTTTTAATAAGAACGGCAGACGGGAATTTTAGATTTTGCAAAGCTGACGGTTCAACTTACACGGTTAGTGGTACAGATTACGAGGAGCCGAGCTTTGCAAGCCGAACAGTTGGTGATGAAACAACAAGTCCAGATCCTACATTTATAGGAAGAAAGATTAATGATATTTTCTTTTATAGAAATAGATTAGGTTTTTTATCTGATGAAAATGTAATATTTTCTAAAGCAGGTAAGTTCTTTACCTTTTGGGCTACAACAGTAACTACATCAGTAGATGATGATATGATTGATTTAGCGGTTAGTCATAATAAAGTTTCTATACTAAAGTATGCTGTACCTTTTAATGAACAGCTTGTTTTATTTTCAGATCAAACACAATTTACACTTGATGCAGAAGAAGTATTGTCTGCTAAAACAGTCTCAATTAATCAAACAACTGAATATGAAATTGATGATAGTTGTAAGCCGTTAGGAGTAGGTCAAAACATTTACTTTGGTATTTCTAGAGGTAGCTTTGCAGGTGTTAGAGAATACTATGTTAATACTGATACTGAAATTAAAGATGCTTTAGATATAACAGTTAACTTACCAAGATACATTTCAGGAAGTATTACAGGATTGAAAGGTTCTTCTAGTGAGAATACTGTGTTTGGATTTTCATCTGGAGAAAGAAACTCTTTATTTGTTTATAAATACTATTTTGATGAATCTAAAAAAGCCTTACAAAGATCTGGATCTAAATATATTTTCTCTACAGCAGATGTACTCTTAGATGGTGATTGTATTCAAAACTTTTTATACATCGTAGTTAAAAGAGCTGACGGTACTTACTTAGAGAAAATGAATTTAAAGACTAATGAGGTAGATACTAATTTACCTTTTACAGTTTTATTAGATCGTAAAGTTGTATTAACAGGTAGCTATAGTAGTGGTACTGATAAAACTACTTTTACTTTACCTTATGAAGATACAAACACAATGGAGGTTGTACTAGGTGGAGCTTGGGGATCTACTCAAAAAGGTAGAAATATTCCTATAGTTAGCACTACAAATTCAACAGTAGTAGTTGATGGAGATTACTCAGCAAACACTTGTATAGTCGGTAGGAAGTATACTTTTAAATATACTTTTCCAACTTTCTATGTTCGTGAACAAAAATCTTCTGGTAGTTCTACAACTGTTAATAGTGGCAGATTACAGTTAAAAAACATGAGTGTTGTTTATGGAGATACAGGATTTTTCGAAGTAGTGATGACGCCTTTAGCTAGGTCATCTTCTACTTATAAGTTTACGGGACAAGTATTAGGATCAAGTGGATTTACACTAGGTCAACCAAATTTGGAAAGTGGTACTTTTAAGTTTCCAATTCAATGTAAAAACGAAGACTCAGTTATATTTATAACTTCCGATAGTTACGTTCCTTGTAATTTTCTATCGGCAGAGTGGGAGGGTATATTCTCTGTTCTTTCAACAAGAGTAATAACCTAATGATTATTGATGAAATAGATACAAAAGCACAACATATAAAAGAATTAACTAAAGATTTAAGAAAAGAAGATTTAGCAGAAATAAAAGCAAAGTCAGGAGATGTAGACATTGAGAAAACTTTATTAAAAGGTTTAGCAATGACTAGCTACTGTCGTTCATTTTTTGTAGATAAAAAAATTGCAGGTATATATGGAGTTGTTCCATCTTTAGATGATAAAAATATTGGATCTCCATTTTTACTTTGCACACCAAAGATTAAAAAGATTAAAATTAAATTCTTAAAAGAATGTAAAGATAGAGTACAAGAAATGGAAGATAGGTTTCCTATTCTCTTTAACTACATCGACAGTAGAAATAAACTACATTTAGATTGGCTTAATTGGTGTGGATTTAAAATTATTAATGAAAAAACATTTAACGATGTTTTATTTTATGGATTTATAAAACAAAACTTTAAACAGGAGAAAGAAACAATAGATGTGTAACCCAACAGCATTTACAGCATTAAGAGTATTTTCAGCAGTTCAGTCTTATCGATCAGATAAAGCTAAAGCTAACTACACTAACTCTCAGACTGATGCTAAAGCTAAAACTATTAGAGAAGAAGCTATCTACAAAGATAACGCACTTATACGTCAAAAAGAAATTAAAGAAGATCAATTAAGTGAGGAAAAACTAAAACTTAAAGAAGAAGAAACAAAGAAAAAAGGACAAGTTAAACTAGCAATATTTGAAAAAGGTATTGGTGGTAATTTATTTAATAGTTTAGTTGGAGACGTAGAAAGACAAGCAGGTAAAGATTCTAATATTATAGATCAAAACTATGAAAACTATATGTATGGAATGGCACAAGATAGACTTGCTTGGAATAGAAGATTTACTAACCAAATAAACAATTTACCTAGAGCATACAAACCATCATTTACATCTTACGCTTTAAGTGCGGCTACAGATATTGGTACAATGTATATGGCTAATGCGGCACCTACTACTCCAAATGCGAGCTCAGGTGGTCAAACATTTAATTTAACTTACGATAATTACAACTCACCTAAATAATGGCTAAGATAAATACAGATTTAAATACTAATGTGCAGTTGGAAAACGCACCAACACCAGAAGCTGTATCAGTAGGTTCTGGAGCTCAGATAGTTGGTAAAAGTGGTTTTGAACAACTAGCAGATACTTTAGCTAGTATTAATCCTGCAATCAAAGCTTTAGCAGATAAAAAGTTTAAAGAACAAAATGAACAAAAAGCTAACGAGGGTGCCGCTAAGATTAATGGCATGACTTTAGAAGAATCTAAACTTGCTCATAAAAATGGTTTTCCAGATATTTATAATGGTTGGGCTAGATTTGGTGCATATAAACAATATGCAAATAACTCAGCAGATAAATTTATACAAGATTTTAAACAAGATTATTGGGCACAAAGAAATACTGCAAACTACAATTGGCAAGATCATTATAGTCAATATAGTGAACAGTATTTAGCTGATAAAGGTGATGATGAATTTTTTGCGTCAGCTTATAATGAAAGCACAGCTAAGTTAAGAACTTGGTTAAATACAAAAGAATTTGAAAGACAACAAGATAATTTAGTTACAAAGATTAGACAGAATACTTCATACGACTTACAGGCGTTACCTCATAAAGTAGAAGAAGAACTAGAAATAGCTTTCTACGAAGATGAGCTTTTAGAAGAAGGCGATGGCATGAGCATGAATGTCAAAGACTACGCTGAAAGAAAACAAAAATACTTTGCAGAAAATTCAGAGAAAATGTTTGAAAAACTTTACTATGATGTAAAAAATAATAAAAACCCTGCGTTAGATAATGTCGACTTTGATCAAATATTAATTCAAGAAGCTAAAACTCATGCTTTAATAGATGGTAGATTTGCTAATTCATATATTAAATTCTTAACTCAAAACAAACCAGATGGAACCCCATCAACATTAAACAATCCAAGTTTAGCACCACAAGTAAGAGAGATATTAAATAGTCTAAAAGATTCTAATGATTTAGTTAACTACGCTGTTAATTGGTCACAAGGTAATGTTGCAAGCTATTCTAAATCAGATAGAAAAAAGTTTGATAACCAATTGTTTGATAAAGAAGTAGCGGCTAGAACATCTGCGGGTGCAACGCCTGCCGAAGCATTTTTAAATACTGTTGTTTCTTTAGAAATGGGCATGAAACTTAATGAACCAATTGGTAGAATAGAAGATTTATTATCAAAACCTTTATCTCCCTACACTACAGAAGATTCTAAATTAGCTTTAGAAGTTTATGCAAGATTAGATCAATCAGGATTAACAGGTATTTATTTTAAAGAAAACGATAAGAGTAAATATGATTTCTTTATTGCTAATGCAATGGTTCAGTCTGGAATGGATTATAGAGATGTTATTAGAGAAATTGGAACTCAAAAGTATAGAACTTCAGAAATTATAACTCTAAATGCAGAAGATAGAAAAGAACTACAAGGTTATGCAGTTAATTCAGCTTACGCACCTAACCAAGAATTAACTCAAATGATCGGAGAGTATTTTAAGAATACTATGCCAGAAGGTGCTAATTATATTAAAGCAACAGGAGAGTTTATTGATAAGCATTATACTGATGTAAATGGTCGTTTAATTAGTAACTATAAAATTAAAAAGATTGGAGTTAATCCCGACAATTATGATGTATTTAAAATTAACGCAATTGAACTACTAAAAGAAAAATTAAATATCGAAAAAGATATTATTGAAGATTCTGAACTTGTAGGTTTTTACTACGATGAAACTAATCCTGATTTTACAGGAGTTGCCCCAAATGAAAACAGAGGTTTAGATTTAAACAATTACGAAATAATAGTTAATGATGAAAGAGATACTATTATGTTTAAAGAGAATCTTAGTACCTCTCTCGATGTGCCAGCAACAGTCGAATACAAAGACGGTCAAACTGTTTGGTTAGAAATACCTATTAGTATTGTTAAAGATAGAATGAAAGAGAAACAAGCTTCTCAAGATATTTTAGATGAGAAAGCAAGAATTGCTAAAGATAAAAAACTAAAAGCTAAACAAAAACGAGAAAAAGAAAGAGAAGATATGGGAGTAGGCACAGGTAACTTTGGACAAGGAGAAATATATAAATTTTAAATACTATGACTACAAATATTAATTGGGAATTTATCTCAAGCTTAGAAGGTGAAGGTGTAAAACAAGGTTATGTACCTAGTGAAAACTCTGGTGTTACAATAGCAACAGGTTTTGATTTAAAAGAAAAGACACCAGATTTTTTAATTAACGAGTTAGGCATATCAGAAGAAACTACAGGTTTCTTATCTAATTTTATGGGTGTGTCTGGAGCAGAGGCAAAAGAAGTAGCACCTAATTTACAATTAAATGATACTCAAGTTAAAGAAATAGATAAAGCTAGTCACTCTTGGTATACAAATCAAGTTGTAGCAACTTATAATAAACACGACCCTGTAACACCATTTGAAGAATTAACACAAGCACAACAGACAGTTTTAGTATCTGTTGGTTTTCAACATGGTACTTCTTTTACAAGAACTGACGGTAGTGATATGAATTATATCAAACAGGCCGCTAGCGGAGATTGGGACGGTGCTTTAGCTAACTTAAGAAACTTTGGAGATGATTTTCCAACTAGAAGAAATAAAGAAGCAGACTTATTAGAGAACGAAAAAAAAACTCTTAAAGCATTAGAAGACAGTAAATTTAAACCTACAGATACTACTAAACAAAAGTATCTATGGTCAGAATTACCGAGTGTAAGTAGAGGTTTATTTTTAGATGACGCATACAATGATAGTGAGTACCAAAAGTATATAGAAGAAGGTTCTACATTTACCAAAGGTGTTAAAGCGGCAATAAGAGAAAATACTATACTAGCTAACGGCTTTGATATGTTCTTTGCACCTACGTTTGTTCAAGAAGATGGTTTTAGTTATGAAAATAATTTAGAAGAATTTAGAGAAACAATTAAAAAATATAACCTTAATAGTAGATATGCAGAAAGTCTTGTAGGTGCTGTAAATGCAGGTCATCTAGAATATTTAGGACAAAAAGCAGGTAGACATCAAAAAAATGCTGAAATCTTATCTAACATGGGTTGGACAGGTACAGCCTTACAGTTAGGTTCTTTTATATTAGATCCTGTTAACATCACAGGTTACGGTGCTTTAAGTAAAGTAATGAAAGGCACTCAGTTTCTTACAGGAATATCAAGAAGACAAAACTTTCTTAGATCAGGATTAGTTTATGGATCTATGGAGGGAGCTTTATATGCTCCTGTAGCGGCTAATAACCCAACAATGGGTATCAATGACATAATAATAGCGTCAGCTTTAGGTGGTACTCTTGGAGGGGGTATCTCCGCAATAATGTCAAAAAGGCTTAATAATGTAGCTACTTCTATTGAAAGAGCTGACATAGAGGAGAATGGATTAAAAACAACCCCTAAAGCAGACAATACAAAATTTAAAAACACTAAAATATCTAAAGAAAACAAAAAGCTAGAGAAAGATTTAGCTGAAACAGATATTGATGGAATAGAATTATTCTATCCAAAATTAAGAAACATACCTTTCTTTGGTTTCAGTATGACAAGATCTGGAACTTTAGGAACAAGTCTTTCTAAACTAACTAAAAAGTTTGGTTTTGAATCAATGGAAGAACCTATTGGTTGGACTAAAGGAGATGGTAAAGCTGTAGTACAAAGAGAAACAGTTGAAGCCATAAGGGATCAAGTTACTATGGAAACACATAGTACAGTTTACGGTATTGTAAATGATGCTATGGAGGGCTACTTAAAATCTTTAGGTTATGGCGGTACAGCTATAGGTAAACTAAAAGGTTTCTTTCAGTTTAAACATAAAACAGATTTCATGGTTAAAGTTAAAAGAGCCATGATTGCTTTATCTAGAAAAGATAAAAGTGCGGCTGATATAGAATTATTAAAAGATGCTAATGTAGTTAAAGCGGCTGAGGGCTATGCAAATGGTTTTCAACTATGGGCTAAGAAGTTAGCAGAATCTGGTGTTGAAGGTGCTGAGGATTTAGCGGCAAACACAGGTAGATATTATGTACCTAGAAAAATTAGTTTTGAAAGCTTTGCGGCTCTAGAAGCAAAAATAGGTGAAGATGGAATTGAAGAATTATTAGTTAAAGCTAT